AACCCCGAACGGAGACCAGTCATGAAATTCTTTCTCGATAACCTTTTGCGCAATGCCGAAGGCGGTAGTGGTGGGGGCGCCGGAGACGGGGCCGGCGCTGCAGTTGCTGCTGCCGGCGGCGCTGCGGCTGCGGTGGATCCTCCCGCCAATGCCGCGAACCCGGCTGGCGCGGCTGCGGCTGCTGCCGATCCGGCGGCGGCGGCCGCTGCTTCTCCTGCTGCGGCCGCCGCCGAGATCTACAAGCCACAGGGCATTGCCGATCATCTTCTCGGCAAGTCGAACACCGAGACGATGGACAATCTCGTCAAGGCCCTGCAGGGCTATCGCGACCGCGATGCGACGAACAAGGTTCCGGAGAAGGCGGAGGCCTATTCCGAATTCGCCGAGCTGCCGGAGCCGATCAAGCCGCATATGGAGACGCTGAAGGGTGACAAGCTCTTCGGTCGCGTTTCCGCCAAGGCGCTCGAGATGAAAGTGCCCGTCCCCGTCTTCCAGGCACTGACCACCGAAATGATGTCCGCTGCAGCCGAGATCGGCCTGCTCGAGCCGCCGATCGATTTCGAGGCGGAGAAAGCCGCGCTGATCCCGGACAATTCGAAGCACCTGCCGCCAGGGGAGCAGGCAGCGGCCCGCGAGAAGCGCATGAACGAAAACTTCGCCTATATCGACGCCATGGTCGCGCGCGGCGCCGACCAGGGCGGGCTGCCGAAAGAAGCCGCCGACTATGCCAAGGCCATGCTCGGCGATACCGCTCGAGGCCATCAGTTCCTCGAATGGATCCGCTCGAGCATCGCCACCAATGGCGCGACACCCTTCATCGGCGGCACGACTGGCTCGGCAGCGGATCCGCGAGAGGCATTGCGGACAGAAATGGCGCTGCCGCAAAACACGGTCGGCAATCCGAAATTCAACCGCGCATCCTACGACGCGCTGCAGAAAAAGTATCAGGACCTGCTCGGCAAGAACTGACGCACTGAACGGCTCCCGCCCGATGGCAGGCTTGGCCTTGCTTACCGGACGGGAGCGACCTGGACAACGCAGCGGCTATCCTTAACCGGACCCGGTGCCAGTTCCGGCTAATCGGCCCTCACGGTGATTTCATCATCACTCCTATCCGAGGGTCTACCCAATGGCTATTGAAAGCTGGTTCATACAACTCATCCGAGACAAGACGCGTCTGCGCTATTCCCAGCAGGGCGGCTATCTCGACGATACGATGACGCGCGGCGACGGTCACGCCGGCGAAATCAAGTTCCCGGTCGCCGGTGGCACCATTCAGATGTACGAACTGACCGGCGCAATTCAGGAAATCGACGCGTCCAACATCAACATGGACACCGTCAGCCTGGCGATCCGCGATTTCGAAGCTGCGGCCTATTTCCGGCAGCAGGACGTCCGCAAGATGGGCCCCAGCCAGCAGGACGCTCTGGCGAAAATGATGTCGCGAGCGGTTCGCGTCAAGCGCGACACGCTCAAGTTCGATGCTTTGAACTCCTTCGCCGGCGCGACCTCGCCGTTGACCGACGCTCCGGTGACAGTAGAGACCATTGGCGACGGCTCGGCGGCGATCTCTCTCGACGATGCGGTTTACATCGGCGACAGCATCGCAGGTTCTGGCGCGGAAGACGATCTTTTTTGCCCAATCCCCTACAGCTGGTTCTCTCAGCTCATGATGTACAAGCAGTTTTCGAACTCGCAGTACCAGGGGCCGACCGATCAATGGTGGGCGAGCAGCACTAAGGTGCGGCTCAAGACCTTCCAGGGCGTGCATTTCATGGCGCTCCCGAATGCCATGTTCCGTTTCGGCACCGGCGCATTCGGCACCGGCGCCGGCCTCAATCCCTTTGATCCGACTGGCTATGTCGACACGTTCGCGTGGGCGAAAGATGCACTGGGTTCGGAGATCGAGTGGGATCAGGAAAACATGACCATCGATCCGCAGCCGCAGCTCAAGGGCACGCCCAACCTCTGCAAGGTCCAGCTCTCGGGTAATGCGCTGGGCATCCTGCCGGAAGGCGTCAAGCGGATCCGCATGAAGGCCATAAACAAGGCTGCTCTTGCCACGGCCGGCGGCGGCTGAGGGCTCGAACCTGGTCGCGCCGTTTCGGCGCGGCCTCCTGCTCAATCCACTTTGAAAGGGTATCAACATGCCTGCCAACAAATATGCACTCGTCACGGCCGGTCGCTCGGTCACGCTGTCGAACACGCGCATCATGAAGTTCTTCAACTTTGCAACCGACGACACGCTCGCCCAAGTCACGACCGCCGGCTATTTCGATCCTTGCGTCAAAGACCTGTCGGTCAATTCGATCATCCACGCGGTGGTCGATTGCGACGGCACGCCGGCTTACGCGGATCTGCGCATCGCCACCATTCCGACCAATCAGATGGGCGTCACCGTCGTCAATCTCAGCGCCTGAATTTCGCTGAAGCTCGCCGCGGCCATCTCCGGCCGCGGCCTTTTCCTTCTTCCGGGGCGGCGGTATGAGCATCGACAAGACGACCATCATCAACTGGGCTCTGACCGATATCGGCGCCGGCCCCATGTTTTCCGTCGACGACGACAGCGATCTCGCCATGCAGATCGCGGCGACCTGGCATCGCACTGTCGACCACGTGTTCGGCATGCACGACTGGACGTTTCTTTGCGTGACAGCGCGCATGCGCCGCCTGGCCGAACCGCTCGATAATGGCTGGGCCCATGCCTACGATCTGCCGAGCCCGCGCCTGTCCAATCCCATCGCCTATCTTCGTCGCATTGTGCCGCGCAAGGAACTGATCCGGAATTTCACCCTTCAGCAGGGCAAGTTTTGCTGCATGGAGCCCGAAGCGTGGGCTGTATACAAAACCTACCAGGATCCGGATTATTGGGATCCGCCATTTCGCGCCGCCTTCGTCAAGGCGCTTGGCGGCAACCTCGCAATTCCGGTCTGGCAGGATAGCCAGCTGCAGAGCGACAAGCTGACTGAGGCCTTTGGCACGCCCTCAATGCAGGGCACCGGCGGCATGATTGGTCGCCTGATGGCGCAGGACAAAGGCTCCAGGCCTGTCGGCGAAGAAAGTCTGCTTGCCCATGATCCCCTGACGTCAGTCCGCCCGACAGGCGAGGATCTTCCGTGGCATGGGAGGTGGTAGATGCCTAAGGCCGCCGGTCCACTCAAAAGCTCCGCCAATGCCGGCCAGTTGTCGGCAGATCTCGCCGGCAAGGTCGGGATCAAACAGTATTATTCCGGCGCGCTGCGCATGCAGGGCGTCGAGCCGATCCCGCAATCCGGCTTCGATCTGCTGCCAGGATCCGCCTATGTCGGTTCGGTTGCCTCGGCGAACTGCTGGAAGGGCGTATTGAAGGTCAATTCGACCCTTTCCTACGTGATGATTTTCACGGCGGGATCCGTCGACATCTGGCGGAATGATAGGGTCAAGGTCGCCACGATCGCGCTCGCCTCGATCACGTCAGCCATGGTCCCGGAACTGGGCTTTTACGGAGAGGCCGACACGTTCGGTATTTTTCACACGGCACTGCCATTTGGTATTCGCCTTTTGCGCAACGCTGCGAACGATGCGCTCTGGACTGTCGGCGATTGGCCTTACAAAGATATTCCGGACGTGGATCTCGGCGGCTCGTACGCCAAAACAAATGACAGCTGGTCGCTGTATATTCGATGGGCCGACGATGCCGCTGCATTGGCGATGAATGTCGAAATCGAAGGCAATCTCACGCCGGCGGTCCGCCTCGTCGATCACACCACGGGTGCGGTGATTGCCCCAAACAGCGCCGTCGACGCGGACTGGGATAACCTCGCCACACTTCTGCGAACGCAGATCCGGGCGCTCCCGGGGATGAATGCGGACGTCGACATCCAGTATGACCTCACCCAGAAGGCCAACAATTATCGGGCGCTCAACATCGTTTTCAGCGGCTCGTTGGCTGGCGACGAATATGCTGTCACCGGCAATATCGTTAACACCTCGGACGCGTCGGTGATCGCCGGCCATACTGAGGTCGGATCGACGGCGGGAGAGCCACTAATCTCTGTTAGCCGTGGTGGCTTTGGCGGCATGGAACTTTACCAGGACCGAGCTGTCTACACGGCGCCGGCTGCCAAGAAGGGCGCGGCAGCCATGTCGCAACCAGGGGAATATTTCAACCTCAATATCAAGAGCACGGCGGATAACGGCCCTCGCCTCGAGGCGCTACGATCGCAGACATCGGAAACGATCCTGCACGCACTCGACAACACCTATCTGGTGCTATTCACCGACCAGGCGGAATGGTTTGCGAGCAATCGCACCGTCAGCCGCAACGATCCGATGAACTGGGTTCGTGCCTCGGAGATCGGCTCAAAACCCAACTGCCGACCGATGGTGCTCGAGGGCGACGTCTATTTCTCGGCTCCCGATGGCGGCAAGCTCTATTCGATATCTTACGACGCTGTTTCAACGACTTACACGCCGGACGCGAAAAATGACCTCAACAAAGATCTTATCGACAACATGCGCCGCCTCGCGGTGCAGCGAAAGATTGGTTCGACGACCTCTAACCGCCTGTGGATCCTTCGCGAGGATGGCCGGCTCGTCTGCTGTGTCGTCAATAAGACGCAAGAGATCATGGCGGCCTGCGAATGGATCCCAGCCGGCGGCGGCCTGGTCAAAGATATTGTCGTCAACGGACAGGAACAGGTCTGGATCACCGTCGATCGTGGCGGCCAGATTTCGGAAGAGATCCTCGAGGAGCAGGACATCAACCTTTTCCGCCAGGCCTACAGCGTCACCACGGACCTAACGGGTCGTGTCACCGGCCTTTCGGCGCTCGAGGGAAAGACGGTATGGGGCGAACTGAGCGGCGACGTCTACGGCCCTTTCACCGTTTCCGGCGGCGTGGTCGATACCGGCGCGCCATCTGCCTCCGGCAAAATCGGCCTCTGGACGCCCCCCGTCTACGAAAGCATGCCCTTCGTGCTGGTCAATCCGGATGACAGCGTCGTGCGCCGACCCGGTGCGGTCAAGTGGCTCAAGCTCTTTGTCATGAACGCGACCAGCCTAGCGATCGGTGTCAACGGCCGCGCCGCCAAAGACGTCCCACTGAACCGCACAAGCGATGACCTTACACTGCCGAGGCAGCCGTATACCGGCCACGTAAACCAGATTGGCCTGATCGGCGCCTGCATGGATCCGACAGTGGTCATTACACAGGTTCGGCCAGGCCGGTTGCGGTTGAGAGACTACATTCCGGGGGTCAAGCTCTAATGCAAGCAGTCTTGGGTTTATTCACCGGCGGTGCTGCTGCCGGCGGTGCGGCTGCAACCGGCGCGGCGGCCGCAACTGGAGCAGCTGCTTCCGCCGGCGCCGCCGCCACTGGCGGTTTCTCCCTTGCCTCCATCCTGCAGGGAACGGCGTCGGTCCTCGGCGTCGTCAACGCCATTTCGTCCGGCAATCAGCAATCCCAGCAGCTGAAGCTGCAGGCGCAGGATCAGGAGCGCCAGATCCCGCAAACCATGATCCAGGGCATTGCCCAGCGGACCGGTATCAAAAAGCAGCTGCAGGACGCGATCGGCGCGCAGGACGTCGCCTATGCCGCCTCCGGTACCGATCTCTCGTTCGGCACGCCTGCGCAAGCTCGCACCGATGCTTTCCGGGAGGCCGATAACGCTCTGACGACACAGCAGGGAACCGAGCAGACCACGATCGCCCGGCTCGATGAGCGCGCGAAAAACTATCTGCAGATGGCGAGCAAGGCGAAGCAAAGCGGCCTGTTCGATGCGGCGCTTATCGGCCTGAAGGGCGGCATATCCCTTAGCAATCGCGGCGGTCCAAAGGTAGCATAATGGCAAACAAACGCATGGAAGCGGTCGGCTATCGTCCTTTCGAGGCCGCCCCGATCCTGTCCGACGGTCTTCTATCCGTCCAGCGCGACGACGGCGCCCTCGAGCGCAAGGTCGCGCAAGGCCTCGCCAACGTCGCCGACCAGTTCGGCCAGCAGGCCGATCGCCAAGCGGCCGAGGCCGGCGCGAAACAGGGCGCGCTCGATGCGATGAACGGTGCGCCTAGCGCATCGACGATCTCGGGCGGGCAACTTTCCGGAACGACGGTCAGCGTCAACGGTCAGGCCGGACACGTGGCCGGCGCGCAAGGCGGCTATCGCGTGCTGGCCGGCAGCGGTGACGAGCAAACGGCACAAGTTCTCAGACATGAAGAAGGCTTCAGGCCAACGCCTTATTGGGACAAGACCGCGTACCGCATCGGCTACGGCTCGGACACGATTACCCGGCCGGATGGAACCGTCCTTACTGTTCGACCTGGCATGACGATCACGCAAGACGACGCCGAGCGCGATCTGCAGCGCCGCGTTGCTACCGTCGAAGGCTCCCGGGCTCGCGACCAGGTCGGCGCTGATGCTTTTGACGCGCTTCCCGCCGGTGCTCAAGCCGGCCTGAAGTCCGTCGCCTACAATTACGGCTCTCTGCCGGATAATGTTGTAGCGGCCGCCAAGTCCGGCGATCTGTCCGCGACGGCGCAAGCCGTGCGCTCATTGTCGTCGAACACAGAGCGGCGCGCCCGTGAGGCGGATCTGATCGCTGGCACTGTAGGGCAGGCCCCGGCTGCAGCCGCTGCACCTGCAACCGGCTATGTCGATCCGCAGGTGGTGACGAACAGCGTCTCCCCAGCCCCGACCGGAACGCCGGCGGGCCTGGTCGACGCCGGCAACATCGATCTGACGAAGCGGCCGCAGGTCAAGAATGCCGATGGCACGATCAGCACGGTTCGCTCGATCTCGATCGAGGAAGACGGCAAAGAGGTTCTGATCCCGACCGTGTCGCCTGATGGCAAGATCCTGAGCGATGACGACGCGGTGAAGCTCTACCGAGAGACCGGGCAGCACCTCGGCAAATTCGACAATGCCGACGACGCCAATAAATACGCCGAGGATCTGCACCAGGCACAAGAGCGGTTTTACGCACAGAGCAACAAAGCCCCGGAGGTTGCGAAACTGCCGGCGCCGGCATCTGTCGCTCCGGTATCCGTCACGCCCGTGCGCGTTCCGGTGCAGGTGGCGCCCGGCAAAGTCGGAACCTTCCGGCCGCAAAACGACGGCTCAGTCTATGGCCGCGCCTATGACATCGCCGGCACGAGAACCTATCTGCAGATGCTGGACAACGCCATGTTGTCCGACCAGGCGCAGGTGTTTGAGGCCTATAAGGACGATCCTGCGCAGCTGCAGCAGGCCCTCGGCCAGCTAAAGGCCCGTCACCTGGAGGACGATGTCTTTCCGGAGATCGCGCCTGACTATACCGTTTCCTTCGATCGCCAGGCGAACGAGCTGGTGCAGCGATCGCGCGCGCTGTTCGATCAGAAGAAAGAGCAGCAGGACAAGGCGAATTTCCTCGATCGCGTCCAGACGCTCGAGGATCAGAAAAGCCAGCGCCTTGCCGCCATCCAGCCGAATGATCAGACGGCCGCCGCCTCGCTCGCCGATCAGCAGAGCCTCATAGACCAGCATTATGACACGGCGGCCGCGCGCGGGATCATCTCGCCGGAAGAGGCGCTGGTCTACAAGCGCAAAAGCCGTTCTGACACGGTGACGACCTTCTACACGAAGCAGGCCGCGAACAAATCGCCTGAGGATATCCTGCAACTTCGCAAGGATATGACCCGGGACTATACCGCCGGCAATCTCGCCGGCGTCACGGGCGACGATTGGGAGCGGATCGACAAGGGCCTGGTCGCCGCTGCCAACGCACGCAAAACCCAAGACGACAAGGCCAATGAGGATCTGAAAACGCGCGGCGACGATATTGCCGCTCGCGTCGCTCGAGGCCTGCCGGTCGACCCGGCCAATCTTGCCCGTTTCCAGCTCGACGCCGCGACGGCGCCGAAGGGCAAGGAAATCGTCGGCTCGACGCTCACCCGCATCAACTTCGCCGAGGCGCTGCGCACGCAAACCCTCGCCGAAGTTCAAAAAGAACTCCCGTCCCTGCTCGGCAAGGGCGCGACGCCCGAAGACTACGATTTCGCGCAGAAGACGATGGAAGAGCACAAAAAGGCTCTCGAGACGGATCCGCTCGGCGTCGCCGAACGTTTCGGCGTGCTGCCGGCCTCGCCCGGCCTTCCCCTCGATGGCGATCCGGATCCACGCGCTGTTGCCAATTCCTTTGCTGAGCGCGTCAACGCGGCGCAAGCGGCCGCCACGCATTTCGGGGTGCAGCCGAAATATTTCCGGCCTGGTGAAGCGCAGCAGATCTCCGACGCGGTGAAGCAGGATCCGCAGCGCGGTCTTGCGATTGCCGCCGGCCTGGTCGCCGCCGGCGGCCGCGACGCTAACAAGATCCTCGCCGAGCTGGGATCCGACGCACCGGCGATCAGCCAATCCGGCGATATCATCCGCCTCGGCGGCGATCCGAAAGCCGCGCTCGACCTGATCACCAGCTACGGAAAGACCCCTGACGGCAAAACCTATAGCGACATGCCGGTGACCCAGCGCATGCCGCTCGCCAATGAAGTCGCCGGCGGAGCCCTCGCCTTCACGCCGGATCAGCAAGTTCAGCTCGACGCATCGGCCAATGCGATTGCGCGCAAGCGGCTTTACGACGCCGGCATCAAAAACACAGATCCGGCCGCCAAGCCGATCTATGAGCGTGCCTACAATGAGGCCGCCGGCGCAATCTATGCCAACGACGTACAGTATGGCGGCTTTGGCGCTTACGACCCGGGTTTCTGGTGGCGTAGCCGCAAGGTGCTCGTGCCGAACTCGATCCGCGCCGATCGCTTCGAAGACGTGGTGCAGTCCTTGAACGACGGCGACGTCGGCCAGGTGAAGGCACAGAACGGCCGCACCTGGACGTCGGGCGATTTCAAGAAGGCGCTCCCCGTCGCGGTGAACGGCGGTTACGCTTTCGCCCTCGGCGATCCACAAGGATCCTCGCCGATGTTTATCGCCGACGAAAAGGGCAACCCCGTGGTGCTCGATATCGCCGGCATGAAGGACAA